CGTACTACTGGAAGGAAAGGTATGCAGTGCCGTATGAGGCGGTTTACGGTGGGTATAAAGGAAAAGCTGCGCAGAATATTCACTTTGTGCCGTTGATGACGGATGAGCATGGTGTGAATGTGCCGACAAACGAGCCGTCAGAAGATCCGGACATTATCCCGGCGGGATACTATGGCGCTGCGTCACGCACTGCCAGTAACTGGACGGCAGCCGATCGTAAAACGCACTTCAGTTCATGGGCGCGAAGAGGCCTTGTTTCAGACCGCCTGGCAGGTGCCATTTTGCAGTACGCCGGGCGGACATTATCGTTCCTTACCGGGCAGAGCGCACCGCAGTCGGGTGGTACAACGCCTGTCAGTCCGGGGACACCGGATGTTGAGAAACCGCAGGATGGCGGTGTTGCTGGTACTGGTCATGATGAGGCCGTGAGCAGTACCAGGACGGTGGCTGAATATGATGCGAACAGTGGAAATGGTGCATTGACAGAGCAGCAGTGGGGCGCTTCCGGCGGCAAAGGCACTGTGACTGATGACGGTGGACGGAAAGCGCTGCGACTGGAAAAACAGCCCGGTAAACTGACGTCCTGGAAAATGTTCCGTACTATTGCAGTGGAGGAGGCAAAAAATCTTCTCAGCAAGGGGGGGGAAATTGCCGTACGGTTCAAAATTCCGGATGGAAGCGAGCTGGTGAACGGACAGTTTGTCTTTGGTATCTACTGGCCGGTGTCGCAGTGGGCGTCAGGCGCGACAGCAAACAGTATGCTGGCATCATTCTTCCTTCAGACGGATACATCAAATCTTAATCTGATGCACCAGAAGGGCTCCTCGAATGCACAACTGGGTACATTTGGTACGTTTGACCATAACTGGCATACGGTTGTTTTCCGCTTTGCGGGAAATAACAGCGAAAGAGTTGTTCCGGTGATTGATGGTGCAGAGCAGACGGCATTTGACCTTGTGATGTGGACAAATGATGGCTTTACAGCAGATACGCTGACGCTGACAGATATCACGGGGGCAAAAGCGACGTATCCGGTACTGCTTGATACGGTCACAGTCAAAGTTAACGAAAACCGGGAATCAGCATAACCGGCAAAAAAAACCGCCAGCTGGCCTGAAACCCCTGGCGGTGTGAGATTCATGGTGAGAATCAGGGAAAGATGATATCACTTTCGTCACTGGTATTTTTTAAACGAAAACTGCTTCCAGAGTCAACCATAACGGTAAGAAACTATGACATTTGTTCATCAGGTGATGCTGTACTTCTGTACGGTGGTATGCGTGCTGTATCTTCTTTCGGGTGGGTACAGGGCAGTGCGCGATTCCTGGCGCAGGCAGATTGATAAAAGGGCCGCAGAGAAAATCAGCGCCAGTCAGTCAGCCGGAGCAAAAACAGAAGCCCCACTCATTCCGGAACAACCTTCTTAATAACCCCTTTCAACGAGAAAATCCTATGTCAGAAATAAAATCGCTGGTCACTGCTGAGGCAGTGAAGGAAGTCCTGCGCTCTGAAGAAGTCAGAAGCGCACTGAAACAGCAACTTCGGCAGAACCTTGAGGCGCGTCTTGATGCAGAAGTGGATGCCATTCTGGATGAACTGCTGGGCGCACCGACTGTTCCGGAGCCGGAAGGCATTGCGGATGACAGTGCTGTTTCAGATGGCGTCGGGTCTCAGCCTGACGGTAGTGAAGAGCCTCAGCCTGACGGCGAAATGATGATGTAACCATGCGCAGGGGGTGTCGGTGTGAGCTGATGCCCCACTTGTTGTTGTGAGCTTCCGGATTGCGGGAGACGGGGTATGTACCAGATGGAAAAAATCACAACAGGTGTGTCATACACCACGTCAGCGGTGGGAACGGGCTACTGGTTCCTGCAGTTGCTGGACAGGGTTTCCCCGTCTCAGTGGGCGGCAATAGGCGTGCTGGGGAGTCTGCTGTTTGGTCTGCTGACATATCTGACGAACCTGTATTTCAAAATTAAAGAAGACCGGCGTAAGGCGGCGCGGGGAGAGTAGACGATGAATAAACAATACGAACTGGTTGTTAAAGGGATAAATATTTACCCGGATAAGATTACTGTTACTGTGGCGCTGGAAACTGGTGGGTATACGTCACTGTTGTTGCCAAATGTGGTGATTGATCTTGATCGTGTTGAAGGTGCCCCGCTGGAGTTTTACGAAGCTGAGGCGAAAAAGAAGGCGAAGCAGTTTTTCATGGATATTGCTGCCGGGTTATGTGAAGGGAACGAACCGTTGCCGGAAAAGCGCCTTTGTTCAGAAGAGCGGTATACCATACAAATTAACAATGCATATAACACGATACAGTCAGAAAAAGATGATATCGAATCACGCATTGAAAAACTGGAGAACAGCGTCGTTGAACTGAATAAAAAACTGTCGGTGCAGATCCCTTCCGAAGGTGAAAAAAAACGCCGTGATGAGCAGTTCGCGGCGTTTTACGATTATTGCCGGAAAGTGATGAGCAGAAATCTCGCAGAGTGTTTCCGTATTCAAAAAAACAGAGAGCGCTCTGCAAATAGTGAAATTCTGGATAATTTTTTAAAGGGGACGCATCTCGCCAGTGATTGTTTCATTGCTCATTCTTTTGGTGGCTTTCATGAGGCCATCAAACATGATGTTGAGAGAAGTCCAGGTATCCTCTGTTCCATTCCCGTAAGCATCGAAATAGACACAAATACGATAACCGGTGAACTCGTTACTGCCGGAGTCGGTATATTCCGTCATGAGGGGAACGATGCCAAAGGTTCCTTTACAAAAATCGGGCCGTTCTTTCTGAAGGTAGAGCGATAGTTTGTTAAGTACCCATCCGACAGCTCGCTCATTTTGGTTTATTTTCGTATCGCGAAACAAAAATTCGAAGCGGCCAGATGACGCATGGGTGCAACCAAATACCGGGGCGTATTCATCAACCTTTGGTGTTCCTGAAAACATGCAGTCCGTGCTCTCGAATGCAGATGAATTGCTGTTGATCCACTTAACAAAAGAAAAAAAGGTCTGAATCGCTTGTCTGTCTGAATATTCAACAAAATCCTCAAGGTGTGTCTCGATCAGTTCCGGGTGTTTACGAAAGTCATAATATTGACCGGGACGATATTTATGAGTGGTTGTTTTATCCCATGGTTGTGCTCTGCGTCCCTGTAAACGGAGGTCTGCCGCTGGATAGATAAGCATAAGTAATCTCCTGGTGGAATGTAATCCACGATCATCCGGGGAAATTAAGAACCCGCCAGTGCCCACCACTGGTGGGGTGAAGGCTTAACATATCCAGGGATTCGGAACCGATAAATCCTGATAAATATCCATGAACACCAAAATCAAATACGGCCTGTCGGCTGCCGTTCTGGCGCTGATTGCCGCAGGGGCGCCTGCGCCTGATATTCTCGACCAGTTTCTGGATGAAAAAGAAGGTAACCACACCACGGCATACCGTGATGGTGCGGGGATCTGGACCATTTGTCGTGGTGCCACCAGGGTGGATGGCAAACCTGTCGTCCCGGGCATGAAGTTGTCGAAGAAAAAATGCGACCAGGTTAACGCCATTGAGCGTGATAAGGCGCTGGCATGGGTGGAGAAAAACATCCGGGTGCCACTGACTGAACCCCAGAAAGCGGGGATCGCGTCATTCTGCCCGTATAACATTGGCCCCGGTAAGTGTTTCCCGTCGACGTTTTATAAACGAATTAATGCAGGCGATCGCAGGGGAGCGTGTGAAGCGATTCGCTGGTGGATTAAGGACGGTGGCAGAGACTGCCGTATCCGCTCAAACAACTGTTACGGCCAGATATCCCGTCGTGACCAGGAGAGCGCGCTGGCGTGCTGGGGAATCGACAGATAAGCAGAATATTTTGCTGAAAAATGACGTTGGCCAACGCGGACGGATAACACGAAATCCTGCGAACTGGCAAAACCTAAGTGAATAAAAGTAAAAACCCCGTTTGTTGGCAGCAAGCGGGGTTTTGTGTTTCTGACCTTGGATAAGGCAAGGGAGAACATGGAAAAGTATAAACGAATTCTGTTGAGGTTGACTATGAAAAACGGCCTTGAACTGAAAGCGCCTGTAACTGATGACATCAGCAGAGCGCTGGCTTTTGCTATTAAGTGGGTGGCGGTCGGTATTGCTGTGTCTCCGATGCTGTATGGACTAGCAAAACTGGTCATTGCGTTGAAATCGTGAAGAGGATTAAGCATGTCAGACAAGCGTCATAACGCTGGCGAAGATCCTCTGTGTAATCGTCGGCATTTCATTTTCACTAATGCTGGTTGCTATTTTTCTTTCCCTGGGCTGGATGATGTTGTCTTCGTCGGGGATGCTGGGGTGAGGGGGATATGAACCGTGTTCTGTGTGTGGTGATTATTGTCCTGCTGGTGGCCTGTGGAGCGATGTGGATGGCAACAGACCATTACCGTGATAACGCGATTACCTACAAAGCGCAGCGCGATAACAAAGCCAGTGAACTGAAGCTGGCGAACGCAACCATTACTGATATGCAGGTGCGCCAGCGCGATGTTGCTGCGCTCGATGCAAAATACTCGAGGGAATTAGCCGATGCGAGAGCTGAAAATGAAACTCTGCGTGCTGATGTTGCCGCTGGTCGTAAGCGCCTGCGGATCAACGCCACCTGCCACGGTACCGTGCGTGAAGCCACCGGCACCTCCGGCGTGGATAATGCAACCGGCCCCCGACTGGCAGACACCGCTGAACGGGATTATTTCATCCTCA